TATTAAACCTTTGAAAGTTTGATTTAGTTATATAGCCAACCACGTAATTAATAGTAAGTTGGTTATTGTTAGCAATGTGTATATGACCTTTAGTCCAAGTGTCAGCAATGATTTGAGGACGCTCAATAAGAGATTTAGGCAAATTGAATAAAATAGCATGATAATGAGGGCGGTGTGTATTGGTTCCATATTCTCCACAAGCATAATATTTAAGTTTGTTAGTTGGGCACTTTTTTCTTAGTCTTTTAAGAAAAAGTTGATAATCCTTTTTTACAAGGGTTTGAAAGCCATTTTCTGAAATTGGGGCCTTTTCGTATGTTAATGTGATAAAGCATGCTGATGAAGAAGTCTTTGCTTCTTCGTTTAATCTGAAGCTCCAATGTGAAGCTCTACGTTTTTTACAAGCAAGACATTTACCGCATGGTACATTGACCATTAAGTTCTGATTTTTATAATCTTTCGATTTGTTACGGACTCTAAATGGTGTGAAACACTGCATATGTTAAGATTAAATTGTCCAGGGGATTTGCCCGGGGGACTAAGCAAGTCCCCAAACAGGCTATAATCTGATACCGCCTCTAGCTACTCTATATGAGTTATATTTTCTAGATTTCTTTTTTTGCATTCGGCTTCTTCTTTTGAAAGCCATGCCTTTTCTTTTAATTCGTTTTGATCTTCTGTATCTCATAATTTCTAAATTGTTGGTGTTCCAAAGTATGGCATTAATCTTGTTGCTTTTACTTCGTTGTGTAAATACACGTATAAATGTTCTGTTGATTCTTCAGGTACTGCAAATACTCTTTTTACTTCATCACTATCACATTCTATAAAGTCTTGGTTAAGTGTTGGTTTTGATCCAAATATTCTACCCATATGCCAAAATTTTAATGTATCTCTAAATTCTCCGTGAACAGTAGATGGAATATATTTGTATTCAGCGTATCTTGGTGTATATCCAAATACTTCTGCATCTGTTGGGTTGTTTTGGTGATAAATCTCTTCGTTATAAATTGGCTGTTCTCCAATGTTTGCAAAGCTTGGCCAATAGTAATCGAATTTGTCAAGTTTTTTCCAGTGTTTTGGTACTCCTTGTTGATAAGCGGTTTTGGGCATGACTGACATAATACCTATAATGTAACCGTGTTCTTCTGCTCTGTATGATACATAATTTGATGAGCCTACTGAAACTCCGTGTCCGGCCATGTTACCTTGGGGTGTTGGTTCACTAGCGTTTGCAGATGTCTGCAAAACTTCACTTATGGTAATTGGTGTGGACGATCCTCCAAGGAATTCTGGCCTTTGAAGTCTAGCGTCTGATGATCTTACGCCAAAATGGGCGGTTATTATTTCTATATATCTAGCACCACCTCTTGCATTTCTTTCAAGCCATTCTTGTAATCTAAATGCTCGTCTTAAGTCGTTTATTGATGATGCAGTAGCGCTAGACAAATCAGCTCTATAATTATTAGCAGAATCAAAATCTAAAAATGTTTGTGATGGTAAATTAGCAAATAAATTACCGTTTGAATAAGTTTCTAAAGCAGCAGCGCCATCAAATGTCATACTATTAATAGGGTTACCAGTAGAATGGTCTCTAACTATAGTTGCATCAGATGATGCATTGTCATAAATAATTGGCGCAGTTGTTCCTAAAGGAATTGTTGCTTCTGGTCCTCTTTGTGTCCAAGGTAAAGCTGATGTGAAATAGTCATGTTGCCATGCTCTTTTTTTCATTGAACTTAGTTCAATTGTATCTGTATTTGATTGTAATCCGTCTGATAAAGTAACGTCTGTTTTAGTTATTAAGTTTTCGTCTCTGTAATAATCTTGATAGATTTTCTGATAAGCGGCGAAAGGTAAAGCTGATACGTTGGATATTTGATTGCCTGTTGGTAATCCTAAGTAATCGGCTAATGTTTGAATCCCATATTGAGTTGGTATGGTTAAGTCTACGGTAGGGAAGGTTGGGTCTGCAAGACCATCTTCTCCACCTGATATAAAGTTTTCCCAGTTTGGCCATAATATTCTGTTTGGCACGAAGAAAAAGTGACAATAAACACTTGCTTGGTGCATGATTGGTGTAATAAGCGGTGCGAATCTTGTAAGATTAGTTGCCTTAATGTTAAATTTATCTCCTGGTACTACTTCCATAACGGAAATTGGCATTAATTCTCCGATCCTCCCGGAGAATTTTCTATCGTGTGATAGGTCAAATGTGTTTGTTTGTGGTCGTGGCATAGCCACTTTACTAAATATACTCATAGTTTATTATTTTTTGTTTTTATAATTAATTTCGTTTCCTCCATAATGTGTCCTGGAAATATTAGTGTATGTTGAATCTATCCAGTTGGTGGCTGAATTTTTAATATTTGTTAGATATCTGTATAATATTGGATCGTTAGGTCTTAGTTTAAGTTCTTTAGCTATATTTTCTTCTAATTTTCGTAATTGTGTTATACTTTTTTCTTGTAATACTTTTTGAGCTGATACACTAATTCTATCTTTAATTAATTGAGGTAAATTAGTAGCTTCTATATCTGCTTGTATAGCTAAAGATTGAGCTTTTGCGGCTTCTGATTTAAATCTTGCTTCCTCAATTGGTAATAAAGTATCTATTCTTCTTTTTTGAGAATTTGAATAAGCGGCATTAGCTAAATTGTTAAGACTTTGTGTTCTTAATTGTTCTTTTTGTGGTCCTGCCATCATTGATTGAACTGCTGAAGGTACTGGATTTGCTATGTTATATGGTGCGGCTTTTGATGCGGCAATTGCTCCCGCATTTCCGGCGGCTGAACCTGATGACTGTCCATATATTAAATTAGGATTTAAACCTGCATTTTTTAATCTAGCCATTTGAGCTGCTGGATCGTTGTATGCGTTTTGCATATTCCAAAACTCTACGTTTTCTCTGTTTGCAGTTGCTTGACGTTTTTTTGCACCTGAATTTGTTAATAAGGAAGAACCTAGTGAACCAATCAGTCCTCCGACTGGTCCACCAAGTATTGATCCTAGGGTTCCCCAGATACCTGCTTTTTTTACTGATCCTGATGTAGATGAACCAAATGGCATTATACTTTTTTAAGTTTTGTTGGAATTGTTACTCCTGCTTTTTCGAAATTTAATTCCGAAAGTTGTTTGTTTGTTAACTGTATTGTATCTTGAACTCCTTTAACCAGATCATCAAAATTGATAAGCCTAAGCTGTAAGAGATCGAGTTGTTGGTGGCAAGCCACACAGTGTTGTAATACGATTTTTCGTATTGATTCATCGTGTTTTTTTTCTTCTTCGGTTTTGAAATTTTTTGTTTCCATAAGTGTTAATTTTAATTTGAACTATAATTTATAGTATGTTAAACAGAGGTAGATCCTCTGTTTATTTATGCAATATAGTAATTTTTTTTTACTTTCCAAATCGTTCGATTTTGGTTGTTTTTTTTGACACGTTTTTTCCTTCACTCCCCTATTTTGCTCTCACTTCGTTTTCGCTTTTTTAGTCGTTTAGTTAGTATTGGTGTCAATTAGCACTAATATATCAAGTATGATATTAGTGCTAGCGATTATCATCGCAGTTTTACCCGGATAAAATGCCGAATCAAGATTCAGCACTTTTATCAGGGTTTTTTTTAGCTACTTCTGCGGCTTCGGCAGTAGCTTTTAATTTTTCAGCATGAGCTGCTTGCTCAGCTTCAATTTTTTTAGTTAAAGCTTTATGTTCTTTAACTAATTGTTTTTTATGTTCCATCATGTCGACTAAATCGTCGAAACGAGGAATTTCGGTGTCGAAATATTCTCCCTGATTTTGTGATGCTCCAAGAGGTAAACCTCTGGAGTGTCTGTCTAGTAATTGTCTAATGGACAAGTTTTGATCTGGGATAGTATGGACTGTTTGATCCATAATTTTTCCTTTCCATTTGTCTTTTGAATAAGCATTGTTAATTTTTTTCATAAGTGTTAAATTTTTAATCGTTTTAGCATTTGTTGTTTATTATCTCGTCTGATAATATTTTTATAATGTTCATGCTCGTCTTTTGCTGAGTTAAACATTTCTTCGAAATTTGTTTCTTGTTCTTCGATATATTTTTTATACATTTTTTTAAGCTCTAGTTTATCAAAAATTTTTTCTTTGTAATATCTAGGCATTGATATAATTTGACCTGATTCTCTAACTATGCAAAAGATTTCTCTGTCTTTGTAATATTTTTTCATGGCGTTGGATAGATATCCAAGACCCATGCCTTTTGACATTAAAGAAAATTCTGGTAGTCTGTCGTCGTGAGTATTAAACCTTTGAAAGTTTGATTTAGTTATATAGCCAACCACGTAATTAATAGTAAGTTGGTTATTGTTAGCAATGTGTATATGACCTTTAGTCCAAGTGTCAGCAATGATTTGAGGACGCTCAAT